CGCTTTTTTCTTTAGTATCACAGGCAACGTAACATCTAAACATTTAGATAGGCAACACATAGTAAAACTTTTAGAAAGGCAACTCAACTATGGCATCATTACAAGAAATTCGCGCAAGACTAGCCGCTAGCGAATCAAAACAAGGCGGAAACTCCACAGGCGGTGACAATTCGATTTATCCACATTGGAACATGGAAGAAGGCCAAAGTGCCACACTCCGTTTCTTGCCTGATGGTAATTCAAAGAACACATTCTTTTGGCAAGAACGGGCCATGATCCGCTTGCCATTCAATGGCGTCAAAGGCGAAGCAGACTCAAAACAAGTCTACGTCCAGGTGCCATGCATGGAGATGTGGCAGGAAACCTGTCCAGTGCTAACAGAAGTACGCACCTGGTTCAAGGACAAGAGTCTAGAAGACATGGGTCGTAAGTACTGGAAGAAACGCAGTTATATTTTCCAAGGTTTTGTGCGTGAGAATCCACTTGCCGACGACAAGACTCCAGAGAATCCCATCCGCAGATTCATCATTGGTCCTCAGATCTTTACACTTATCAAGGGTGCATTGATGGATCCAGAATTGGAAGAATTGCCAACAGACTTGATGCGTGGCTTGGACTTCCGTATTAGCAAGACATCCAAAGGTGGCTTTGCTGACTACAACAGTTCAAAGTGGGCACGCAAAGAATCAGCACTCAACGAAGCCGAACAAGCCGCGATTGAAAAACACAGCCTGTTTGATTTGAGCACATTCTTGCCCAAGAAGCCAAGCGAAGCAGAAGTCCGGGTCATCAAGGAAATGTTTGAAGCTAGTGTGGATGGTCAGACCTATGACACTGAACGTTGGGGACAGTATTTCCGTCCAGCCGGAGTTAATACTCCAACCGGATCAGTGGCACACGTCGACGAAGATGCTCCAGCACCTGCGGCCAAACCAACTCCGGCAGTTGTCAGCAGTTTTGACGATGAGGATGAACCGGCTGTAGCGTCAACACCTGTTGCGGCCAAACCCTCTACAGACAAAGCTCAAGACATCTTGGCTATGATTCGTGCTAGACAAAAGCAGTAATTGTTAATAAAAGGCAAGGGGTAACTCTTGCCTTTTGACTATGGCAAAACTTGTTTGGTTAAGCACCGGCGATGAAATTGAGATACAACCAGTTGATCAACAGATTTATGAATATTTTGTTTCAAACCTAGATCAAACTCAACAGAATCGTTACAGAACTCAATCGTTGAAGTTAGATCAGTCAATCACCGAATTGACTGATTATCTTATTGCGGTTAGTAAACTTTTTCAAACTAAATTTGGTATTGACCCGTGGCCAATGGGTAACATTGATTTGTTAGATCAAACATGCCTTAATTATATTCATGAGAGCTGGGTTAAATTGCATTTACAATATCCAGGCATAGCTGAATTGGGAGACAAGATTGTTCCTGGCACACGTGATCAATTGTACAAGATCAACAAACTTGTGCATGTCTTAGAAGAAAGTTTTAATTTGTTACATTTCGAAACTCCAAACCCAACTACTAATTTTTCTAATCCATATGGTCCTGAAATTTTAAACTTTAACACCAGCGGAATTCGAATTGATTATAACAATCTAGGAAGGTCCACGTTTAATAAATGGAAAAACTTTGATGATCAAATTAACAACACAGATGTCAATGATTTCTCAGAATTATACACATCAATAACGGTATCTCTAACAAGACCATACATCGGCACGGCTCCAAAAGAATACCTAGACTGGGCTTGTAGTCATAATATACAACCATACGGAAGTACGTTAAATTTAGCAAGATTTGACAAACTAGAGGAAAATTTGTTAAAATACAGAAAGCTGTTTTACAAAAACTCACGCATCACACATAATTATTTTACTTTAAAGGAATAGGTAACATGGCAAAACCATTTGATATAAGCAAGTTCCGCAAGGACATCACCAAGAGCATTGAAGGCCTAAGCATTGGATTTAATGATCCAACAGATTGGATCTCAACAGGCAACTTTGCCTTGAATTATCTTATTTCAGGAGATTTCAATCGAGGTATTCCGTTAGGTAAGATTACAGTGTTTGCCGGTGAGTCCGGTGCAGGTAAAAGTTACATTTGTTCTGGCAACATTGTTAAAAACGCACAAGAGCAAGGTATCTTTGTTATCCTGGTTGACACAGAAAACGCACTTGACGAAACATGGCTACATGCACTTGGCGTAGATACCAGTGCAGACAAATTGCTTAAACTGAACATGAGCATGATTGACGATGTGGCCAAGGCCATTTCGACATTCATGATTGACTACAAAGCCCTGCCCGACGGCGAGCGTATGAAAGTGTTATGGGTAATTGACTCATTGGGCATGTTGTTGACTCCCACAGACGTTAATCAGTTCGAAGCAGGTGACATGAAAGGCGACATGGGCCGTAAGCCAAAAGCATTAACAGCACTGGTTCGTAATTCAGTCAATATGTTTGGTGGTTACAATGTTGGAATGGTCTGTACCAATCACACATATGCAAGTCAAGACATGTTTGACCCAGATGATAAAATCTCCGGCGGACAAGGCTTTATCTATGCGTCAAGTATTGTGGTTGCCATGAAGAAGATGAAACTCAAAGAAGATGAGGATGGCAACAAGATCTCTGAAGTTATGGGTATCCGTGCCGGTTGTAAGGTAATGAAAACACGCTATGCCAAACCTTTTGAAGGTATGCAGGTCAAGATTCCGTACGAAACAGGTATGAATCCCTACAGTGGCCTGACCGATCTGGCAGAGAAAAAAGGTATTCTTAAGAAAGACGGTAATCGTTTGATGTTTGTGACCAGCGATGGTGAAATTATCAAACAGTTCCGCAAAGCCTGGGAATCAAACGAAGATGGTTGCTTGGATAAACTAATGGTAGATTTTGCAAATCAACGCGAAACGGTAAGTACTGAAGAAACAGTTACGGAGGAATAAAAATGAGTGTAGGATTAAGCAAAGAAATTTGGGACGAACTCAAACGGTATGTAAATGCTGTGGATCGTGATGAAGCTGCCGAAACATTAGTATCAGTCTTGATTGATAATGATTGTAATGCGGATGAAATCAAATCAACCTTTAAAAGTGATAGTGAAATTAAACGGGCGTTGGCAAGTTATCTTAAAGATCATGAAGATGAGGACGACGACCACGAGGATGAGGATCACGAGGACGACGACCACGAGGATGAGGATTATTAATGTGGTATAGCAAAGTTGTTGCTGATCTGGGCAATATTCCTGATTTCATCACTCACTATGAACAGGAACTTAATGAAGCCAAACGCGACTGCAGAGTTGGCGGAGTAATTGAAAAGAATATCACAGCTTTGCCTGGTATCACCGAACATCGCTTTAATCAACTACAAGAAGTAGAAGCGGTATTAAATTATCTTAATATTCAACTACGAAAAATTCGTCGTAGGCATTTCCAAAAGTACCTAGAAGGCTATGCTCGTGCGTTGACCAGCCGTGACGCTGAAAAATATGTGGATGGTGAAGATGAAGTAATTGAGTTTGAAACCCTAATCAATGAAGTTGCATTGTTACGTAATAGATTTTTAGGTATCCTTAAAGGAATGGAAAGTAAAAATTTTATGTTGGGACACATTGTTAGATTGCGGGCAGCCGGCATGGAAGACATACAGGTATGAAGTTTATTCACCCCGAAGACAGCCATCAGCACAGTTTACAAGTTTTAGATTATCTATATGAATATGATGACTTTATGGCCAGTATTCAAACTGTGTTGGATCTTGGATGCGGCACCGGAGAAGATCTAGCTTGGTGGGCTACAAGAACCACCAGAGATGAAAATCCGCAACCGTTGAACATACGTTGCACTGGTGTGGATCTGGCGCCTGAGTTGCCATTGACCAATCGGCACAACAATGTATTTTACCAGTCTGTTGATTTTGAAAATGCTATATCGGCACCACCGCAAGGATTTGATGTGTTATGGTGTCATGACAGTTTTCAATATGCACAGGCGCCGGTGTCTACACTAAGCAATTGGTGGCGTTTGGCCAGTCCTGGTGCTATGTTGTATCTGTCAGTGCCTACGTCACATCGTGTACATCGCGGTCAGTTGGATTGTTATCTACCTGCAGGGTGCTATTACCACTACACCATGGTCAACTTGATTTACATGTTGGCCACGGCAGGATGGGATTGTCGTGCAGGTTTTTTTAAACAGGATCCGATGGATCCTTGGATCCATGCCGTGATTTATAAAAGCGAGCACGAGCCTCAAAATCCCAAAACTACTAGTTGGCATAAATTATCAGAATTAAAGCTATTACCGGTTTCAGC